TCTTTACCACCTATACCTGGCATTGAAATGTGTGGATTATACTTTCCTTCTTCAACTGATTCGTTCTTACCTTTACCAATGTCTATCTCTTTCTTAGGAGCAACCTTAACTACCTTTCTTCCTGTAGCTGGATCTGTAGCAATAATAGTTTTTCTATCCATTCTTCTTTCTATTGCTTCATTTTTTTGCTTGCTCTTTAATGCGTAAGCGTGGTCAGCTGCTCTTTGTGTATGATTATAGAATCCTTCATGGTCCTTATCATTATATGCTTTCTCAGCTTTCTTAATATGTTTTTGAACTTTTGGATCTTTGTGATCAGCATGGTCGTTCCATGTATCAGCCATACGTTGCATAGAGTCACTTGACTCTTTCTTCATAGAAGGTTTAGGCTTTTCGTACTTAACTTTAATTTGTGAGTCTTTCAAGTCATCAATGTGAGAATCATGTACTATGTGTCCTGGTTTGATTCCACCATGCTGCTTCATCTTATCACCGACTTTAGTAACCTTATAATTGTTACCAACTCCGCCTTTGTTATGAGGCTTGAGTGTTACGCTCATGCTCATTTCGTCTATGTGTTGTTTAAACTTTTTCATATGTATACCTATTTAGTCTTTGTACTGACCAGCAGTTGCTTTAGACTTTTGTCTCTGTCCTTGTTTTTGAACCTCAGCTTTGTTGGCAGGGTATATTGGATCATGCTTGCCATCTACACCATACTGAGCGGGTCTTCTTGCTATTTGTTTCTTAATTACAGCCATCTTACCTTTGTCAGATTCTATATCTTTTCCAGGAATAGATTTATAAGTCTTTAATGCAGGTCCTTGTTTTTGTCTTCCTAGGTAAGCACTTGTGTGTGGGTTATCAGATTTATCTCTATATCTAGCTTGTGTCACTTGAGCAGCAGTTGCTTCTCCATAAACATTTTTCATAGCTTCTAATACTGGATTATAACTCTCATCTTGTATTAACTTATCTAATTCTTTCTTTTGCTTTCCATGAGCTTTCATAGAACCTTTTAAACCTTTAGATAGCTTTTTAAGTCCTTCAGCATCTTTAGAGTTAACTGCTTCATTAGTTTTCTTGCCATACATTTTCTTCTGAAGTTTGATAGCAGCTCTCTGCATTCCTTGACCTCTATTGTATGCTTTCATATCTTCCTTCTCTCCTGCATCTAAGTCATCTGGTGCAGATGAACCTAATTTATATCCACCTCTTGATGCTAGGTTTACTGCTGAGTTCTTCTTAACAGGATTAGCTGACTTCTGAATGTAGTTAGATAATGTTTTGCCTGATAGTTCATTAACAGTCTCAACGTCCTCTCCTACATGAGATTGGAATGATTTGTGACTATCATGAGATTTATACATTGATAACTTATCACCTGGTTTAGCACTGTCATGTTTCTTTAACCATTTTTTAGCATGGTCAGGATTTACGCTTTTAGTTGTACCATCTTTAAACTTAACTGCTGATGGTTTGCCATCTTTAGTATCAACAACACCTCTTAACTGAGATACGATGTGAGGTAAATCACTTTGACCTCTACCTCTTTTTGGTTCTGGCTTAGATGGCTTGGAGTCTAAATGTGAATCGTCTGATGTTTTATATCCAGCTGAATCTCTTCTAGCAGCTTTTGCACCTGGATCTGATGGTTTAGATAATGCTGACTTAGCTGCTTTTTTAGCTTGATGCATTCTGAAGATCTTTCCTGCTGCAACTTTTCTCTCTGCATCTGACATTGCTTCTAGTGTGGTAACATACTTCTCATTGAGATGATCTAACAGATCATTCATGTCATAAGAATTTCTCATTGTTCCTTTGTATACAGTTCTAAGTTTACCTATACCTTGTTTGCCACCAGTAGTTTTACCTCTCATTCTAGCTGCTGCTTTCTTAACTGCATTCTTTTTAGCCATTCTAGATTTCTCTTCTGGAGATAATTTTCTATATGCTCTACCTTGAGATGTTGTGTCCCATCTTCCTGCTTCATCTAGCTCAGCTTCTTCTTTCATTTGGTCTTCTGCAGAGCCATAAGTTTCACATGGATCTTTATCACATCCACAGTTCTTAACTTTCATCTCTTTAGCTTCTGCTACTTTACCTAAACCAGCATCCTTTTCAAAGTTAGGTTTAGTTAGCTCTCCACCTTGATGAGGTACACCATCTAAAGCTAAACTAGACTTATGTTGATGTTGTATTGGATCATGTTCTAATCCAGGAGTCTGTCCTGGAGTATCTTTGGCATAAGTATCTCTGGCTTTGTCGGTACCATATTCTAACGCTTCACCAGCCATTACTTGTCGTATTTGTTGTTCTAATGTTCTTTTCATATTAGCAATTCCATCTTTTCCTTGCTGCCTTTCCTCTCTCTCCTGTCCAACTTCTAGATCTAGCACAAAAAGACTTTCGTCTTCCTGCTGCTTTACTTCCAGCTTTTAGTTTGGAAGGTGGAGTAGTTACGGCAGTTTGTAATTTACTTCCAGGGTTTCTTCTTCTATAAGCGTTTACACCTTTTTTTGTCATTCCAGCACCAGAATCTTTAGATCTTTTATGACCTGATGAAACTGACATTCCTGACATATCTTCAGGTATATTTATAAGTCCAAAGGACTCATTAATCTTTAACATCCTACGTCCACCATAGTGTAATAATTCTTCTACAGCTTGTAATTCTTTTTTGTTTTTCTGGACATGTTGTCTTACTTTAACAAACGTCTGACCATCTTTGGTTACTATGTCTGTCAAGTCTACTAACAAGTCATACATCTTCTGTCTTAACTTTGGATCCTTTAATGCATCTGGACCTCTTTTCATCATCCTTTGCATTAGGTTTAGTTCACCTTTCTTGGCAAGACCCATTCTAAACAATTGATTCATTTTATTTGGATCACCTAACTCTGTTAATGTGAGACCATTTGAACCAAATGTTTCATTTCTTATACCATATGCTTTAGCCATTTTTCTTTTTATATCGTCTCTAGCTTTTTGTTTATACATTGCATTAGCTTTTTCTTTTTCTTTTGGTGTAAGTTGTGCACCTCTTCTCTTAGAGAAATTAGCATATGTTCCTTCATTTTTATCATTTTTAGCTATTGATTTTCTTGCACTATCTAACATTCTCTTTTGATGAGCTGCTAATGTAGATGTAGTCTTTCTATCTTGTTTCTGTTTTAATGTCTCAGGATACTCTACAGACTCTGATCTCCACGTACCTCCAGCTGCCTTGTACTGTTTTGCTGCCCATCCATTGGCATATGCACTTGGATAAACATCAAATTTAGATTTAGCTGCTGATTTCTTAGCTGCCCAAAGTTTAGGATTGTTAGGTACAGATTTCTCTATTATTGTCTCCTCTTTGTGCATATTTAACTTCCAATGTGCTAATTGTTTTTTTCCTTTACTACTATTTGGATTACTTCTTATAGCTTTTAATTCTGATTTGGTAGCATCTTTCGATATACCATGACTGCTGTAAGGCTTACTAGCCTTTCCTGAAGGTTGCACTGATTCATTAGCTTTACCTACTCTTCTCTTTTTCTTCTTGTGCCAGTGTCCTCTTTTTTTCTGTGGACTAATGTAATCTGTAGACTTGTCTCTACTATGAGTGTATCTTATTTTAGGAGTCTCTACATTTCCTTTCATTGTAGCTTTATTTCTATTTCTGTTCAACTGTTTCTTTACAGCTTTTGATGTTATTTCTCTTTCTGGAACACCTTGAGTTCCAGCTCTAGGCATATATGCTGCACCCATACCTTCCGGGACACAATTAGGAACTACTTTATTACCTTTCTTCTTCATTCCTGCTTTCTTATACCCATCCCAACATCCATCGGATTCTTCTACTTCAACATTGCCAAACTTTTTGATCTGATTAGATTTATTCTTTTCTAATTTTCTTGCTTTTGATAGAATCTTTCTAAGAGTCTTACCTTGTCTCTTTCTAAATCTTTCCCAGCCTTCGTTACCACCTTCAGAAAACATCAATATCTCCTAATTGTAGACCCTTTTTTGGATCAAATGGTTTTCTACCTTTCATCATATCCTTTTCTTTAGGAGTGATAAACTTTTCAAACTTTTCATTTACTTTGTCTGTCTTGACCATTACAGGCTTTCCACCCTTACCAGCTCTGTCTGCAACTGGATCAGCAGCTCGCTTTCGTCGTGCTGCTGATGCCCTGTCTTTCTTACTCATGCTGTGAGCTTTTGATCTGGGCATACACTTTGGTTTACCTTCACCTTCTTCTCTAGCACAGTCACCTTTTATTTTGCCGTCAGTACCTACTCTAATCCAATCGCCTTTCTTACCTTTTCCAAACCAGTCTTTTAAACTTTCTTGAACGTCTTCTTGAGCCATTTTATTAGCTGTAGCATACATTACAGACTTAGCATCTTTACCATATTTCTTTTTAAAGTAAGATGCTTTCTTTTTCATTCCTTTAACAATGTCTTCTGCTTTGTTTTTTTGAGCATCAGACATTTCTGCTAAAAGTCTATTCACTGCTGCAAAACCACCTTGCTGTGCTGTCTGCATTCCATGAGGATTGTGATATCCTTCTACAAACTCAATAAAAAGAGTGTCTAATTCAACTCCAGCGATCTGAGCTTTTTGATCTAATGCTGCTAATGCGTCTACCATGACATCAACTGCCTCTGAAACGTCTCTAGCTTCTCTTCTTATTTCTGCTTGTTTGGTTCTAGCCATTTGAGCTTTGAGCTTTTCTTTCTCAATAGCTTGTCTTTTATCGTCTTGCTCGTCTTCGTTTTTGTGTTTAGCGGCTAGCTGTTTGATTTTCGGGTTACTAGGGGCACTTCCTTCTTGCTCAGAGTAAGTGATAAATTCTTTTCGTTCCCCTGTATCTCTATTACTGGTCTCCCCACCATCACGAATTTCGGTGATGTAATTGTTGAAATCTGTATTGAGTTGTTCTTTTTTGAGTCTTGCATTTCTTAACCTAACTAATTCAGATTGTTTTACTTTAGGTAACAATCTCATTGCTAATTTATTTATGAACATTGCTTTCTTTTCCACTCTTTTATCTATCTGTATTTTTTGAGATGGAGATAGTAAAGAGTAATTTGCACCTTGCTTACCGGCTATTCTTTTTCTAATAAAGTTTCTAGCTTGTCTTCTTGCTCTTCTCTGAAGCATGTCCCTTGTTGCCATACGTTTTCTTTTTATCTTTCTCATACGTGCAATCTTAAACCTAAGACGTCTCATCTTAAGTCCTGCCTTTCTTCTTTGCATTAATGTCATTACTCTTTCATTAATGTAATCTTCATACAAAGCATCTTCATGTATAAGTTCTTGGGCAACTTGTTCTGTCAAAGCTAGTTCAATATCATAATTTTCCCACTCTTCTCTCATCTTATCATACATTGACTGACCGTCTTTATGTAATGACTTAGGTAAGTTCTTAGAGAATGATTTGTAATCACCTGCTTTAGCATATTCTCTTTGTTTGGTTCCACTTGATCCAGTTACACCTTTAGCTTTTGGATCTCTTGCACCAGCACTGTGTACTGTAATAGATTTAAAGTTGTAATGGTCTTTATGTCCATTATACTTTGTTAATGTTTTGTGGAATTCGTCTTTTCTATCATCTCCAGTAACAACGTGTAAATGCTTTACACCTTTACCATGCATCTTCTTAGCATATGATAGAAAGTTTGGATGTTCTTTACTGGATCCTTTGACCTTTACATTAGGATTCATCTTAGAGACATATCCTGATTTTGTTTTTTGATCTAGAGGATTCTTTTTCTTGTCGTGTGAGTGTGAGACAACAACGTGAGCATGTTTAGCTTTATTCTTTTTAGCTACATCTGCAACTTTGTCTACGACTGCTTGGTGACCAGCATGAGGAGGATTCATTCTTCCAAAAGTAAATACTCCATGTGCTTCATGCAACACAGATTCACTGTTGTGAACTCCTATAATTTTTGGTCTGACGTCGATAATGTCATTAAGTTTCTTGGATGGTTTATCCAACTTAAGTTTATCTTTTTTTGCTTTTCGAAGAGGAAGTGGAGTTTTCACCATAGGTGTCCCTGTATCCATTCCGCTTTGTTTACCAGCTCCATAAGCTACTGGTTGATCATTAATTGGCATTAGTGTTTCCCTTAGGCTTAACTGTTAGTTTAATATCACTCTTTCGAGGCTCTATTGATATCGCCACGTTTATTTATAATAACTTTTACTTTCTAAAATCTGATTGCCACCCTTTTATTACGTCATCTGAGAAGTTTGCATAAGAAAACTCGAGACGATCGACTAATTTAACAGAGTTTTTACCTAAACTATCTGTTGCGACATATCCTTCTTGTCCGGTTACTTTCCATCCATCATTAGTTTTTAGAAAGGTCTTTATGAAACCTGAGCTACTTAACTTTTTAATTATAATGTTCTTTACTTGTTGTAGTCCATAATACAAATGAAATACTGATACTAGCTCATGGCTTGGTATTGAACTCAATGGCATTATAACTGCACCCATTGCATCCATCTGTCTTTGTTTACCAGCTGGTGTTTTTAACTTATCAATCTTAACTTTAAACTTTTCTTGTATAAACAATCCTAGACCTTGTGCTGCTTCTTCAGGTGTAGGAGTTTTGTTAGCTCTTATAAATGCATTTGTATATGTTGTACAGAAAGCTGCAATAATTGGATCGTTAAGTATATCCATAGTAGATTTCTTTACCATTCTAAAATGTGTACCAAGTTCACGTAGTCCTCTATCAATCTTTCTAGTCTCTGTTTTAGTCATACTAGCTGAACCTTGCATATCTTTATAGTCAGCATCTATCTGCCAAACTCCTTCAGGTGCTCTAGGAAGTTTTACTCCTGCTGTTGCTGATAGATTTTCAATAGATGAACCAGAATAAGAAGTATGAAATACAATACCCATTTTCATCTTTTTAATCTTCTTTGCTAAATCACTATCAGCTGGAATAGAATATGCAATTGTGTTAGGATGAAATGTTATATATTCTACACCATCCACTCTTGTATTTTTTAAATCGCTTTGATCAAATAAAAAATCACCTTGAAGAATTTTATCAAATTTTACATCTTTATACATGTTGAATGCCAATAAAAACTTTTTCTTTAACTCACTACTTAAGTCTGTTGTATCATTAATTTGTTTTTCATTTACATAAAATAATGGAGTCTTATTAAATAAACTTTTCTTGGCTACAAAGAATTTTCCTGACACAGGATGAGGTCCCATCCATATAGCTGGTGCACCGTCCCACTTAACACTTGTATTAACTGCTCTACTAGTTCTTCCTTGAAGTAAGTCTCTAAATGATCTCAAGAAATCAATAGAGTCTCTTGTGCCATCAATACCACCTAAGAAGACATTATCTTCTAAGTGATTTAAGTGAGTATTTTTAGTTGCTTTTTCCATTATTATTTCTTAAAACATTTAAAAAAGTTTATTAATATTCTACCAGCTGTAATTTTTACAGAACCTGGCTCTTTAACTGATTCATGTACAAAATTATCTTTTGATATCTTTAAAAATTCTACTTGTTTTATATTACCTGTATCTGGTACATTACACATAAAACTACCAAATCCTGGTTTCTGACCTACGGCTTCTAACACTAAGTACCCTAAAAGTCTCATAGCTATTAATTCTCCTCCTGGTCTATTTTGTCCTGATTTCTCTCTCTTACAAGGTTCTAGCATTTTATCTTCAGAAGCATACTCATCAAATTTGTTCATGTTCTCTACCATTTTTTTAAATACTTTATACCGTTGTAAATAGTTTTTACTAATAACTGATCTAAGTTCACAAAAGTTTTCAGCAGCTTGCTCTAATTTTTTATAATCAATATTTTGTAATCCTGTTGTATCTCTATTAATTAAAGTTTCACCAACTAAGTTATCTGCTGCAGATAATAAATTAGTCATGTTAATAAATGTCGTAAATCGTCCATATCTTGTTAAAGTTTCTTGTGTTTTTTCAAAAGCTCCTGGAGCAAAAGATTTTACTTCTACAAATGTTCCTGGATTGTTGTCTGGCGTTGCATTAATTTCTTTATTAGATACTTTAGGGAATTTTAAATCAGGAGCTGATGAGGCAGCTCTTGCATTTACTACGCAATACCCATTACTATTACTTTTAGTAAAATTTTTGTATCTTGAAGGACCACAGTTAAATAACCAATACAAACTACATTCTCCATTACCTGTAGTTGATGATCTTTTAAATTTATACATCCTGTTAAAATCTTCTCGATCTGCTTCTGCTATATCAAGTGTAGTGCTTTTATCAGGTAATATATAATCTTTAGATGCCATAGGAATAGCGCCTGAATATTCCTTAGAAATCAACTCGTAAAATGAACTATTTGTATCGCCTTTATTTCCTGACATATACCTATTTATAGAAGATGTGATTATTAATAACCACTGTCTCGTTCAATGAGTCTGCCCAATATGGATGTACCGTATCATTATGGTAATGAGTGGCTCCTTCTGTTATATCACCGTACATCCCTTGTACGACGTTCCTAGCTACGTTTAATGAGTATAACCATGTAGCACTATCTTCCGGCCAATCAGACCTTCCATCACAATACCAACTAAACTGACATTTGTTTATAACTGGCACTGTCTCACCCTTCCAGTTAACTCTTAACTTAGCTTGATATATTACACCACATGCTGATCCTGGATAGTTAGGATGCTCCATTCTATTCTGTACTACTTGAGCTACAGCAATCTTACCTGCAAGAGGTTGATTGCCTGCTTCAAAGTAAATATTCTGAGCCATACAATAGATTTCATTATTAGCATCAGATGCATGTACTTGAGTACTTATTGAGAATCCTAATAGCATTCCCAAGAAGACATATACCATCTTCTCGTAAAAGTTCATAGACCTAAGATACGTCTTACGTTCTTAGGATCCAAATCTCCACCCTCAATAAGATGATCTCTAATCATCTCAAAGTAAAATGCTTCGTCTTCTAATCCATAATGAAAAAGGTTTGACTTACACTCACTAAAGAACTCAATAAGTTTCTTACTCTTATTCATCTCCATTCGATCTGCTCGATCAAACGTCATATCGTTCTTTGTATTTCTATGCATTACGTCTCTCCTGTAAATCTTTCTCTCTCATTGATACTTCACATACAAATATAATCTTGTCAGCAAGATTACGTTCTGCTGCAAGATCACCTAACACAGCAAGCTGTGGTCCATCTAGTCTTGAAATAGATTCTACTATCTTAAGAATTTGTGCTTGTTTTCTGTCGTTCATTGGTTTCTGACGTGCCTCATATTGCTTATACTCTAACGTGTCTTTAAATTTCATAATTATCTCCTAGTGAAGAGGTCTAGCAATACCATTGATACATGATGCTACTAGTTCCCAGTTACCATCCATGATAGCAACACCACTACGATGCTCTAAGCTATCAGCCATAAGAGCCCATGATGCACTCTCATCAGACTTATCCATAAAGAGTTGACACTCCTTACTATTCATTACTAACAACTGTTCGAAATCACTATCGACAGCTTTTACTACGATACAGTTAGGAAGCTCTTGCTTCTCATCACTGTATTTGAAATGTTTACATTCGTTTTTCATAACTATATTATCCTCTATTTCGATTATTAAGTCAACTCTCTATATCCAGCAGCTTTACCATAGAAACCTAGAGCTTCTAATTCTAAAACTATGCTGTTAAATGCAGCTCCTGTGCTGTCTTGTGGATAGATACCAACTGTCATTGGATCATTAATGAATAGTTGACAGTTATCCCATACAGGATTAGCTTCAATATACTCGTTTACAATTTGCTTTCCTTTTTCAAAAAGATCTTCGTCTCTAGTTCTTAGTTCAAAATCTACAATTTCTAAACCTTCTGAAGTTAAAGTTGGCTCTGGTTGGTTTCCTAATATTCTCACTTCTAACATAATTTATCTCCTTACTTTATCAAATTATACATCTATTATACTAATTATTCGATTTGAAGTCAACAGTTTATATTAAAAAAAACAAAAAAAAAAGACCCGTAAGGGTCTTTAATTCAACTGGCTGGCCTCGGACTTATATCGTACTCGTTAATCTCAGAGCTCCAGGTAGGGTTGGCCGAAGCGTCCTACTATCTCTTGCTAAGAGAATGGATCCTGAACCGCTAAGTTCTTGTGTCGTTATCAAGTGCAAACCTAATAACCTATCCCTTTCCGACTGCAGGGTTTCTCTCCCGTTGTAGCATCTAGCGTTTCTTCAAACTCGAGCTCGCCTCAGTCTATATTGATTCGTTATTAACTACCCGCCATATTATCTCTTTCCAGAGCGGCCTTCCTCAAGCTGCCGTACGGGGTCTTCACCTATCTTCTTACATCTGAGCGATTGATAAAGTCGCCATCTCGTGTAAACCCTCTCCGCTAGTTAGGTAATTGCATTTTACCTTTTCTCTTCTAGTCGGGGGTGTCTCCCTCAATATGATACTATTATACTAAATAGTATCTTTGAAGTCAACAGTTAGATACAATCTTTTTCAAAATTATTTTGCTTTATTTGTTTATCAAGATGTAATGCTAACTCTTCAGATAACATTTTATTTACTTTTTTAGTTTGATCTCTTTCTTCTACTAAGTCCTTAACCCTAAGCTGTAACGCATGTATCTCTTTTTGCATCTCAACTATAGTCATCTCGTATTGTCTCATTTAAAGTCCTCAAATAAGTTTTTAGTTCTTGGTTTATCTTGTCCACTTCCTCTATCGAAGAGTGGAGTGTCATCTACTAATCCTTGCTGTGCAGCTTGTTCAACATCAAAGAGTCTCATCTTTGACTTATCAACTCCTACAACAAATCTCCTATGGAAACCAGGATCAGCATATCTGTTCTTCAGCTGCTTAACTTGATACTGGTTTAAAGTATCTAGTTCTTCTGTCTGACTGAGTGCCACCATGAAGTCAGCTGTTGCTGGTAGACCGAAACTTTCCGACGTATCTTCCAGACCAATATCAGAGCTCGAGAACCCAGATCTGTTTGTTTGTGTTGCAGAGATGATTGGCACGTTGAATTCCACAGCCAGTCCTCGTAGTTCTTCTGCAATCGCTTTGACAATGGCATATGATCCGGCATTAGCTCCTCCTTTCACTCTATATGAAGCACATATGTTAAGATAATCAATATACATAACATCGCACTTAAAGTTCTTTTTAGTTCTTAATTCTTGTAATAGGTGTCTTAGATGGTTAGCGTTAGCACTTGCAGTAGGATATTCTTTAACAATAAGTTTACCTGTGCATCTCTTTTGTAGACGTTCCATCTTTTTATCGTATGCACTCTTAGGAAGTACCGTAAGTTCTTCCATAGTGACATCTAGTAGGTTAGCATCAATCCTTTCAGCAATCCTTTCTTCTGCCATCTCCATTGTTACATACAATACGTTCTTACCTTCTAACATATTAGATGCAGCACAATGACACATAAACAATGACTTACCTACTCCTGTACCAGCCATAATAATGTTAAGAGTTTTATTTGGTAGACCACCCTTTGTGATCTTATTCATAAACTCTAAATCAAATGGCACTCTTTGTTCTACTGTATGATAGAACTCATATCTAGTATCAGCATCATCAATAAAGTCATGACCAATACTATTATCAAAGCTAACTTGTAGTGCTTCAGTAAGCAATCCAGGCAACTGACCTTTACTTTCTGGACTCTTCTCAATAATATCAATACCAGACATTATAGCATTGTAGATAGCTTTATCTTGACAGAATGTTTCTGTTTGATCTAATAACCAATCATCTACATTTGCTTCTTGGAATGATGTTACAATCTCTACAGCAGACATTATTGTCTTCTCATCAAATCCACTTACTTGTTGTAGGTCTATAGATAGAGCTTCTTTTCTTGGCAAGGCATTATACTTCTCAAAGTAATCTTCTACTATCTTGAATATTAGTTTTTGATCTAATTGCTGAAAGTAGTCTTGCTTAAGGAACGGTAACACCTGACGTGTATATTCTTCATCCTGTGTAAGTGCTTGTAGTATTTGGTTTTCAATCATGATATTTTTGGTAGTCCAAGTTAAATGATATAGCTATTCTTCTCGTATCTGATGGTCCTTGTACTGGCACTCTATGATCAATCCAAGAGGGCCATACCAACATATCACCTGGATTAGGCTGGTAATTAAATGCTGGTAATGTTATATTATCATGCATTATATGACTTTTCCATGGTGACTCTAAAATTATACTTGAACTCTTATTTGATATTGATGGGTAGTATGTTCCTGCTATTAGAGAATTAGGATGATTATGGCTTCCATGTTGGTCACCCTCATCATAGACACTGCACCAATAAAATAAAAAAGGAGGCTCTCTGAATGCATTTCTCTTAGTTCTTTCTACAAATTCATTGCCAGCTTCAATCATTGATGCCTCAAGCTCTTTTCTTCCTGGTAATCCTTGTTGCCAACGAGCATTCAACTCTAGGTCATGATACGTTGTATATCTATCCCAAGTTTCTCTATGCTGCAATGTATAATCAGTTATTGCTTGATTATCTAACTCAGTTACTATTCGAAGCACATCAACGCTAAAGAGGCCAATTTGTTTGACATCTTTTAACATTAAACAATTTCTTCTAAAATACCAAGTGCTTCTGCTACTATAAACAATAAACCAGCTACAACTAAGTTACCAATAACTAGATAGAAACCTGCTCCAAATCTAAGCAGACTCTTCAGTATTGATATTCTCAGGTGCCATTTCGGATCCGGTACCATAACTATATCTCTCCTTTGCAAATACATCTAGTTTAGCCATTACATCTTCTGTGAAGTATTGTTCTGGATCTGCTAGAATCTGTTTAGCGTATACAGATTTGTCATTTGCTACAATTCTGCTGCCTTTTTTCTCAAATAAGCCAGCATCAATAGCTAACTCAATCATACCATAATATTTGTCAAGTCCTTTATCATATGTCAGCAGCACTTCTGCTTTCTGATTCTCTTTAGACAGTCTTGACTTGAATGTTGTACACTTAATAATATTTCCTACAATCTCTTTAGTAGTGTTATCTCTTTCTTTTTTCTTACCTAAGAACACTACAGTAGATGCTGCATACTTTAGACCTGATCCACCACCCATCTCTTTCATAGGTATATAACTTCCTATCACCTCGTATACGTGATTAGTAACTAACATTGGAATACCTGCTCTGGCTAGCTTTAAAGTTAGTACTCTAAACGCTGCTTTGATTACTTGAGCTTTAGTCATATCTCTAGTTTCTTTACCTTCACTAATGTCTTCTAACTCTTTAGTAGTAGAAAGTAGTCCTAATGAATCTAATACAAACATAAAAGGAGGTCTCTTATCCTTAGGTGTCGTCTCATATAGTTCTATAGCTTTTAATGCTTTTGTTCTAAACTCTTGAATAGTTTGTGGCTCTGATATCATTACTCGATTAGTGTCGATACCTCTACTCTCCATCATATCTTTAGTAACAGCTGCCTCAGTATCAAAGTACATTACACCTGCATCTGGATTGTCATCTAGGAATGCTTTGAGACATCCCATTACAAAGAACGTCTTGCCTGTTGCTGACTCACCAGCAAATGCTGTTATCTTGTTGTTAGGAATACCACCGTGGATAGATCCACTTAGTAATGCGTTTAGTAGATATGATCCAGTATCAATAGTTCCACTAAACTC